GTGTGGATACGCTCTGGGGCAAAAACAATCATACCATCTACACGGACAACACCTACACGGAACGGTTGCGCATCACCGCCGGGCCGGACGGTGGGCTGTCGTTTAACGGGCGGTTCATCGTGAACGGCAAGGAGGGCCTGACGACGAACGTGCTGGCGGGCGAGACGCGGCTGGACATTACCAACGGTGTGATTGTTGGGGCGAGCTACGACAACATCGGGCCAGTGATGCAACTGACCAACTACGGGGTTCACCTCAATTCGGCGTATTATGTGGCGTGGCAGACGAATGGGTTTATTCCGTATGTTCCCGGGCCGCCGAACGAGTTGGGCGAACCGACGCCGCAGAATCTTGGCCTGACACTGAACAAAGGGTTTTACATGGCTTCGCAGGAAGGACTGGGCGGCGTGTTCAAGGTGCTGTGGACAGCCGACGGAACGAACTGGCAGAGTGGCTGGACGAATGTGCCGGTGACGATTGGGGTGAGTATGGATACTGCCGAAGCTGGTTATCAAGGCCAGATGGGAATCACCAACCTGACGCTGTGGAGTTGGACGAACCCGGAATTGTTTGGCCGGTCGAATTACATGCACTCGCAATTTTTGTTTGTTGACCGGCCCAAATATCCCGACCAGGTTGCGCCGAAGCGGACGGTGGAGACGATTGCGAATCGGGCGGTTCGGGAACAGCCGAATTGGGCAACAATTCCGGCGAAGGCGACGGTGAACCTGAACTCGCAGACGGTGCGGCACACTGGAGAATGGAAGCAGCGGGTGAGCGCGACGGAGCAGGCGAATGAGTTGCGCTGGTGCTGGCTGGGAACGAATGTCTGGAGCCTGAGCGCCCCGCCGACGGTGGCGATTGCGGTTCCGCCGCCAAACCTGACTAATGACGTGAGCAACGGAACCAACTTCATCTTGCATTTGCCGGACACCTACACCCCGGAATCGTTGCGGGTGCTGTATTCGCACCGGCTGGAGCCGGATGACTGGCGGTGCCTGCCGAGTGTGAATGTGGCTACGAATGGCGAGGTGCAGGTGAGTTTCAGCGTGCCGGATGTGGACTACGGGTTTTTCAAAGTGGTTGAGGATTCCGGTGCGCCGGTCGTGGCGTCGTTGAAAGGGGTGCTGGAGATGACGCCGCGCACGATTACAAACAGCAACGCTTCGACGTGGGGCAAAGGCGCGGGCCTGATTTGCGTGGACGCGAACTACATTTACATTTCGACGGGAACGAATACGTGGAAGCGGGCGGCGTTGGGGTGGTGACGATGAAGGCGTTGCTGCGATTGTGGCTGGTGGGCTGGCTGCTGGTGCCGGGCGGTGCGGTGTGGGCGCAGAGTCAGGCGTTCACGCGCCAGCCGGAAGATATTACGGTTCCGTCGGGTTGCCGCGTCGTGTTTGATGCGCGTCTGGCAGACAGTTCTCAATACACGACATTTCAATGGTATCTCGGCGGCGAGGCGATTGCTGGAGCTACCCGCACACGATACATCTTCCACCCAAAAGACATCACCGCTGAACCTGCCACCTACTTTGCGGTTGTCACTGGCGATTTCGGCAGCATCACGAGTCGCATCGCCTCGATTTCCGTAGGGCCGCCAGTGGATTGTCTAAAGCAGGCACCACCCAAACTCCGCATTGGCCGCAAGCCGGTCGAACTCATGGTCAAAGCCGAACGGTTCATGCCGTTGGTGATGTGGAACCAGTTTATCCCGCTCATCCAACCGGCCATTGGCGTGACTGACTTTGAAACCGTGCGCACTTTCGGCTTTCCGAACAATCCGTGGGTTGCCCGCGACCGCTTCACATGGGAACAGGCCCAAACCGCTGAATGGCCGTCCTCGTATTTATTCAAGGATTGTCTCGGCATAACCAGCATGGTGATGGGGTATTATTCCAGCAACGCGCCGGTGTGGTGGAGCCGGTTTAGCCTTGGCTATGGCTTCTCCAACGGCGTGTACCAATCGCGGTGCGTGCTGATTTCGCCCCGGTTTGTCATGTCCAATGGGAACCACGCCAACATCCCGAAGTATATCGGCCCGCAACAAATCCGATACGAGTTCATTGACACCAACGGAATTGTGCCGATAGATTCGCCATACACGAACGCGGTGTTCCAGCACGGCACCAACTTCTATCGCTCGTGGTTTTTCCCGACCAACGCCTATCATTATCACCGCTATATCGGCACCAACAATGACGTGCATTTCCGAACCTGCATCGCCATTCTGGACTACGGAACCTACATCGATCCAACCACAAATCGCCTGAACATTCAGTACGATTGGCCACTGACCAACGTTGACCCCAAGTATCAATTTTGCCTCGGGCTGCTGGACGCAGATCTGCCGCCGTCCGTGGTGCCATGCCAGTTGATGCCACCAGATTTCTACCGCTACATGGAATCAGAGGAAAAGAAATATCTTCTGCCCAGAATCACCACTGACCAACGCAACTGGACGCATTTTTACATCCCGCCGTTTCTAGCGGGGAAGTTGCATTATCAACTCTCGGCTGATTGGCCCGGACATCCAGGTGGAAATAGCGGGTCGCCATCGTTTTACTTGTTGGACGGCAAGTGCATCCGCAGTAATTGTGAAATGGACGAGGGCGAGATTGAACTGCTGAAAGCCGCCATGAAACATCTATGGACAACGGTGGCCGGGTTGCCGGAGGAAACATGCCAGATGCCGACATTCGTTGACCTGAGCCGCTTCGATAAATTGCAATGACCCCTTGTACCCTGGCTGACCGGATTGTGTTGTGGCTGCTGGCGGCCCTGCTGGCGATGCTGTGCTTCGTCGCGCTCAATGCGTTCGGGGCGGACGCGCCGCCGGTGCCGAAGACTATGCCGCTGCCGAATCCGCCGCGCATCTACTACTTCATCGCGCAGCAAACGGATGCCGAGGGTAAATCCAGCGAGTGGTCAAAGGAGTATTTGTGGACAAACTTTACCAAGGCCAGGGTGGTTCAGTTCGAGTTGGAACCCGGCATGGCTGAATACCCTATCTCGAACTATTCCGTGGCGTTCGGGAAAGCCTCCCGCGTTTATATCGCCACCAACCACTATGGAACTAACCTGATTGGCCCGATTCGACTTGCCAAGGAACCGCTGACCAACCGGGTGTTTGTTGTGTCGTCAACGTCCACCGGCATGTATCACGCCGCCACCATCAAAGGGCCGTGGACATACACGCCGGAAACGAACGCCGTCCACCTGAACCCACGCTCCGGCAATCGTTTCTACAAGCCCGTTCTTGGCGGGGCGTTGGCATGGAAGGAGGTCTGGTTTTGAACGCGACAACCTGCCCGAACTGCGGAGGCCCCATCACCATTTACACCACACACGAGCATTATCGGGCCGTGAGCGGGGAAGTCCGCACTTACCCGAAGTATCATTATCGTTGCAAGCCGTGCTTCAACGCCACGCGCCGTGAGTGGAGCCGCCGGTTTAACGAGCAGCGAAAGAACAAGGACTATTACATTCGGGACTTGCTATGCTTGCGAAAGCAGGCACAATTCGAGGTGCGGCCACCGTCGTTCTGGCCGCAATGGCTCGTGGAACTGAAACGCAAACATCTGGAACTGCAACGGATGCTCAACTGATGCCTGAACAATCCGTAAAAACCAGTGGTGATTGGCTCCGTATCCTGTGCAACGAAGCCGCCGAGTGTGCCGCCGGTAGAACCGACCCGGGCCGCGTCAAAGCTCTCTGCCAACTGACCGATGCCGTGGTCAAGATTGCCCGCCTGCAACTCGAAGCCAACTCTGACGACAGTCGCGCCCGAGGCATCCAACTGCTGACCAACGTGCCTGACGATACCGAACTTGACCGCGCCACCGCTCGCATGGAGGAAATCTCCGAGGCCATCCGCATCGTTGAGAAGGCCGTGGACGACCCCAAAACCGACGAAGCCAAGTTGCCAGCGTTGCGCGGCAAACTGAACAATTTGCGGCAGGAACAGTTGAACTTGCGCCGCATCTTAGACAAACGACGATGAGCTCCTATTCAGAAAAACATGGCTGGCTGAACACGTTGCAGACCATTATCAGCGGTTTATCGGTTGCGGGCCTGGTTTGGTTGGGCAACACCGTGATTTGTCACGGCAAAAACCTTGCCGAGCACGGCGTTCAAATCCAGAACACCAGCTACCGTTTGAGCGCGATTGAATCGCGGGGCAGCGGTGCGCTGGCTGATTATGCCGCCGTTGCCAACAAACGACTGGACAAACTTGAGGCCACGGTGCAATCCCTTCAGGATATGCGCGTGGACGTGCAAACCATTCTCGTTCATATCGAGAACATGCGGCAGGCTCAGGCCCGCATGGAAAAGGCCCTTGAACAACGACACCCATGAACGCTCTTTGCCCTACCACAATCTTTTCAGCCTGTTTGCTGTTAACGGTCTTTGCGGTTGGGCTGTTGCTCGGTATGCGCCAGTCCATGCCGGATGACCAATCTAACCCCGACTGGCAATTCGAGGATGAACTAATGGCTAAACTTAGTGACCTGCAAAATGAACTGGAAGCGGTGAACGCGCAACTCAGCAAGGCGATTGGCGAAATCAATGGAAAGATTGATGAGCTAACCGACGCGCTGGACAACGTTGACCTGCCCGAGGAAGCCGAAACCGCTCTGGCCGAACTCAAGGCCAAGGCGCAGGCTCTGGACGACATCGTTCCCGACGCCGAACCCGAGGAACCGGAAGAACCCGAGGAGGAATGACCATGCGCCTGTGCCTGACTTTGTTCGGGCTGGCCTTCATCGGCAGCGGTTGTCTCATGGTGCCCAAGACTACCATCAGCGGCACTCTTGGCGGACAACCGTTTGCCTTGTCCAGTCCCAAGGATTCGACCTTGCAAGGGCTTGACCTCTCCGCCGACCCAGCCGGAAAGATGCACCTTCGCATTGAAAAGCTCGATGTGAAGATGAACCCGGATGTGGTCAGCATGAGCGGCAAGGCGCAGGTGGACATCATTAACGCCATCTCGGATGCGGTAGCCTCCGCCGCTGGCAAAGCCGCCGGAACCGCCGCTGTCACCGCCGTCACACCCTAACATCCCCCGCACGCCATGAGCTTGATGAACATTGCCGAGCAGAAGCCCTACTTTGGCGCCAACTACGACGTAGGCTACATCGGGTTCACCGTGACCAAGGCGAGCTTTGTCTCCGCCGGCATCAGTTGGTTCACCAAATGGGATGCCCTTCCCAAGGTGCCGCGCCCGACGCATTGCTTTATTGTCACCGGCGCGGATGAAACGGTTGAGGCGTTCCCACATGGCGTTGCGCGGGGCAATCTATCATCGAAACTGGCCGACAAGGACGTTGCCGTCCTGATTCGACGCCCACGCTACTACAACACGGACATGGGCGAGCGCATCGCCCTGCACGCGGCGGAGTATGTAGGCGAGAAATACGGCTATTGGCTGGTGGCCATGCACGCCGTAGCCGGTTCCATCGTGGGCCGGCTGTTCAGCACCCTGACCCGAGGCTGGTTCGAGCGGTTGGTCACGTCCATTGGCGACAAGAAACAACAGCAGATGTGCTCTGAACTGTGCGCCCGCGTCCTGCAAATGGAGCCGCAACTCGAATTACTCGGCATCCTGCAAGACCCGGCCCGTACTATCACGCCCATCGAATTGTTCACTGACCCTTATTGCTTCGAGCCGCCTGAATACGCGGTGAAGCTGACCGGCGAGATTCAATCGTCAAAGTCCTGACACCTTTTTGCGCCACAGCATTGAACGGCGGGGAGAAATCCGCCGAGCCTCCGGTGGGTAACAAGGCTGCTGTGGCGTTTTTAATTTATGGTTGACGAAACCGCAACCCCGATTATTCTTAGACCAAACCCGAATGAGCGAACCAGCTAAAACCGCCAAAGATGCCCTCACCAAGGCCGCCGTCGGCAAGCGCATCGAACTCACCCAGGTCAAGCTGCCCATCTTTGCCCTGTGCCGCAAGCTGCAAGACCGGAGCCACAAATACAAGCGGCCCTTCTTCTCACCGCACCAACTCAAGACCCTGCTCCAGTGCATCGCGGATGGAACCCCGCAAGACCATGCCTGCCGCGTGGCCGGTATCACCAAGGCATCGTTCTACCAGTGGCGGAAGGCCAGCGTTGAGTTTGATGAAATCATTGAGATTGCCAAGGCCAACGGCATCGCCAAACGCCTCGGTATCATTCGGGACGCTTCTTCGCGGGATTGGCGGGCGGCGGCGTGGATGCTCGAACGCTGTCACCCGGTATTCTTCGGCCCGGGCAAGCAGAGTGTCGAAGTGTCCAACAAAGGCAACCCACTTGCCAACATGGTCGCCGTTGTCCTGCCCAAGAAAACCGATTCATTAACCCATGCAAACGAAGTACGAGAGATTACAGAGAGGGCTGAAAGCCAAACGGACACCAACGGAGATTCGGCCTCAACCGGGGCCACAGACGAGCTTTCTCCAATCGAAAGCTGACATCGCCATCTTTGGCGGTGCCGCCGGCGGAGGCAAGTCCTACGCCCTGTTGCTCGAACCGTTCTATCACGTCACCAACCCCAAGTTCCGGTGCGTGGTGTTCCGCCGAACCGTCCCCATGATACGCCAGCCCGGCGGGTTATGGGACAGCAGCCGTGAGATTTATACCCGCCTCCGCGCCGAGGCCCGCGAGCAAACCCTTGAATGGCGGTTCCAATCCGGCGCCCTCATCAAGTTCGCCGGACTCGAACTCGAAGCCGACGCCTACGGCTGGCAGGGGAGCGAAATCGCCCTGCTCTGCTTCGATGAACTCACCCAGTTCACCGAACGCCAATTCTTCTACCTGCTGTCCCGCAACCGCTCCACCTGCGGCATCAAACCCTACGTCCGGGCCACCACTAACCCGGACTCGGATTCATGGCTCCGCTACTTCATCGAGTGGTGGCTTGACCCCGTCACCGGCCTGCCCATCCCCGAACGCGCCGGCGTGCTCCGCTACTTTGTCCGCATTGACAACGCTCTCACATGGGCGAACTCCGCGCAGGAACTCATCGCGCAGTTCGGCAACGACTCCGCCCCCAAAAGCGTCACGTTCATCCCCGCCAAGGTCACGGACAACAAACTCCTGCTCGAACGTGACCCGTCCTATATCGCCAATCTCAAGGCCCTCCCGCTCGTGGAACGGGAACGGCTCCTGAGCGGCAACTGGAACATCCGCGCCACCGGCGGCAACTTCTTCCGGCGCGAATGGTTCGGCCTCGTGGACAAGGTGCCGGATAACATCGTCGCCCGCGTCCGGTTCTGGGACAGGGCAGCTTCCGAACAGAAACCCGGCACCGACCCGGACGCCACCGTCGGACTGCTCATGTCCCGCGATTCCCAAGGCGTCTATTACATCGAGCACGTCGCCCGCATGTTTTGCACCCCGGGCAAGGTCACAGAGGCAATGGTTGCCTACGCCGCCCAGGATGGACGCAACACGACCGTCGCGTTCCACCAAGACCCGGCCAGTGCCGGTGTGTACGAGGCCCAGGTCACCAGCCGGGCGTTGGACGGCTACAACGTCCGCTTCGAGACTGCCTCGGGCAACAAGGAAACCCGCGCCAAACCCGTTAGCGCACAATCCGAGGCGGGCAACGTCAAGATGGTGCGCGGGGGCTGGAACGACGCCTTCCTGCGCGAGGCGGAAGCCTTCCCGGTCGCCCGCCACGATGACCAGGTTGACGCCCTGTCCGGTGCCCACGGATTCCTCTGCGCCAGCACCTCCTGCGGCTTCTCCTCCGCCGACGGTTTTGGGGGTGAAGAAAAAAATGAAATTATTGTTGACAACTTTGCGGAGTTAGGGCATTTATAGGGGTGATTATGTGAGTAATGGTCACATAACCGGAAACGAATTGAGACAACGAAACGGATAAAACGATGAACGAGCAAGAGATTGAACGCAGGTTGGTCGCCTTGGAAAAGACCGTTGAGAAACTCCGCAGTTCACTGTTCCCGCTGGCGAATGGTGACATGCCGCCCCCCAACATCAGCCGCATCACCAGCATCCAATGGTTGTGCGCCAACGAGTATGGCATCACCATCTCGGATATGCTGAGCCGGAGCCGGGAGGAGCGTTACGTCGTGCCGCGTATGCTGGCAATGTATCTGTCACGGCATCATGCCGGGGTCAGCTACACCGCGATTGCACGCCGGTTCGGGAAGAAGTGCCACGGCACGGTGATGCACGCGATTCGCAGCGTGTCCAGCAAGTGCGAGACGGACAAGAAGTTCCGAGCCATCAAAGACAAGCTGGCGGTGGAAATTGCCAGTTGGGAAAAGGACCCCATTGTTGACCTTGAAACCGAACCGAAAGCCTGAACCCATGAGTGCGATAGCCGACACCATCAAAACGACCCTGATAACGGATGTGGAAGTGGATTACCTGCTGCATCCCGGATGCGACGCCACCTACTACGACCCGCCGGAGCCGGAAACGGTTGAACTGCTGGCGGTGCGCGTGGGCGGCGCGGACATCCTGAGCAAGCTCAACGCCGAAGCCCGAGGCGACCTTGAGGACAGAATACTAACCTCGGCACAGAAACAGGATAAAGCAAATGAGTGAACCAATCTCTAGATGGTCATTTGATTAATAAACAATAGAGAAAGTCTATAAAGAAATCTAATCTGCCAAGGAGTTGAAAGATGCTGACAGATAAAGAGATAGAAGATATAGCGTTGAAATATACTCGGTTGTGTGGTGGACACTGGGAACACGAAGAAGCTATACCCGATGGATATATCTTAGAGTTTGCAAGAGCCATAGAAAAAGCTGTCTTGTTTGATGAGCTTCAAACTTGGACTACATCAAGATGGTCGGCATTGCAAGAAACAAAAGACGAGCGGTGCGGAAAGTGCGGACGGATGTTTTGGCATCATATTAAAGCAAAAATGAATTTGGAGATATAAACTATGGATTTTATATTTAGAATACAGAATCATTATTTCGAAAAAGGATATCCGTGGGTTGAACTGGATAAAATTAAGCAACGGAGCTGGTTTCTATCGGTTGATATAGAAGATAATGAAGTGGTTCCTTGTTACGATACAGTTAGCGAACTACGACTCAGTAAAGGTGTAACGTTTAAGTCAGTAAAAATATTAACTGGCAAAACGAAAGAGACTCATCCGTATTGGGAAGCTCTTCTTGATATGAACTATTTTAATAGTACTGAGTTAAGAGACGTCACATTTAAGAATCTCCCAAGTGAAAGCGGAATTTACAGCCTAAATATCTGGTTCGACTATAGCGATAAAGAAATTTGTTTTGGAGATGGGTTCAAAAAATTATGTGAATTCCACCATAAATGGGATGACGGGTGGGTGTGTTCAAAGTGTGGTATTCGTAAGGTAGACTGGATTGAAGCTGATATAAAAGGGAGGAATGGTCATGAGTAAAATATTGTGGTTTGTTAAATACGGTCCTGACTCTTCGCATATGTGGGAAGCCAAGCCGTTTGATAAGCTCAAAGACGCAAGAGAATTTGCAAATAATCTTCCGCTGTCTCCTACTGGAAGCGTTCGTCCGACTATAATCGAACGCTATGAGTATATACAAAGTAGAGTTTATGGAGATGTCGTAAAGATAAGAGAGGTGAAGGTATGAGCTACAAACAGTGTCCTTTTTGTGGTGAAAAGAATATTCAAAGAGGTTATGGGACGGGCGTTGATTTGATGACACAAGACAATCGGCCTTGGATCGGCTGCCCATCTTGTCAGTACTGGATTAGAGGAAATGATTGTGTAAGAAGGTGGAACAAAAGAGGAGTTCAACCATGACTCACGACACCTACAAGTACCGTTTTGACGAGTCGGTCCCGGCCCAGGAACTGGAAGACACTTTCATGCTGGCGATGCTGGCCGTCGAAAGCCTGCACGGCCGTTCCCGTGTGCGGATGGAGAGCCGGTTCAATCTGGACAAGGCCCGCCGTACCTGCGTGATCGACGCCTCCACCGATGTCGGCAGCGACCTCGCCCGCATCTTCACCGGCTTCGCCACCAAGGAGTACGGCGAACGCTCGGTCCTGATCGAACGAACCCAGCCGTCGGGTTGCGCCTGCGCCTCCAAGCATCGCGCAGCACCCGCCGCCGAAGCGGGGGTGGCGGTATGAGCGAGCTGATGACCACCAACTTGAGATTCCGTTTCTCGGAATGTCACACCAGGTGTCTCCTTCCCTAGAATCCAAGTTGTTTGCTACTGTAAGGATTGATTTTGAGCGCCGCGATGACGGAACGAGCTATTTCAATATCAAACTCAAGTTTGGCGACGCCTTTCACCGGAGGATTGGAGGTTAAGGAATGAGCGTGCAACTTTACTTGGGTGACTGCTTGGAAGTCATGCGCTCCATGCCCGACAAGAGCGTGGATGCGGTGATAACAGACCCGCCGTATGGGATGAGTTTGGACACTGACTATTCTGGTATTGATAAAGGTGGCGGTAAAAAATACAAGAGAGTTGAGGGTGACGACAAGCGATTTGACCCGAATCCATTTTTGGCTTTAGGAAAAACTCACATATTTTTCGGAGCGCAATACTTTTGTCATTCATTGCCAGAAGTAGGTGGTTGGATTGTTTTCAATAAACGAGGGCAGGGTAAACCGTCTGAAATTTGTTTTGGTGACTGTGAGTTGGCGTGGTGCGATTCGATGCAATCCGTAAGAATGTATTCAGAACAATGGCACGGTTATTACAGAACGGCAAAGGCAGGTGGTGGATTGCATCCGACTCAAAAGCCAGTTGGCTTAATGAAATGGTGCTTGGAAAAGTTTACTAACGAAGGCGACACGATCCTCGACCCTTTCATGGGTTCAGGCACAACCGGTGTGGCTTGCGTGCAGACGGGGCGCAATTTCATCGGGATTGAGATTGACCCGACTTATTTTGCTATTGCTGAACGGCGCATAAAAGAAGCGCAGATGCAACCGAGATTGGAGGTTTTAACTGCTTATGAAAATCCAACAAAATCAAAAGAAATCGGTTAAAATCACTTACTTTTTAACCAGAAATGTAGTATATTTAAGGAGTGAAAAATGAAAATAGTCAAAGTGACCAAAGAGTATTTCCAGACAGAGGACGAGAAGGTTTATTTCTTCGAGCCTCTGGAAAAAGAAATATCCGTTGAGGATATGCAGAAGATTGTGGATGCAAACGAGAAATTAGTTAAGGAGATGAAAGATGGAAGTAAATAAAATTTATAATGAAAATTGCCTTGATACTATGGCAAGGATGCCAGATTGTTTCGTTGATTTGACGGTAACAAGCCCGCCTTACGACAATCTGCGAACCTACAATGGCTATAGTTTTGACTTTGAGGCTGTGGCAAAAGAATTGTATCGGGTAACTAAGCAAGGTGGTGTTGTGGTTTGGGTGGTAGGTGACGCTACAATTAAAGGAAGTGAAACAGGAACATCATTCAGACAGGCGTTGTACTTCAAAGAGATAGGATTTAACCTGCACGACACCATGATTTACGGCAAGAATGGAAGTCTTCCCCTTAATTCTAATAGGTACGAACCGATCTTTGAATATATGTTTGTATTTAGCAAGGGTAAACCAAAATCGCTTAATAAATTAATGGAGCCATGTAAAAATGCTGGCAAGATAACAACCGGTACATTCCGTGGAATTGACGGAGGCATGAAGCATAAAACTGGCTTAGGCAGACCAATAAAAGACACAAAGGTTAAGGGCAACATATGGTTTTATGATGTAGGGAATTACAAAACCACGAAAGATGCAATAGCTATGAGGCATCCTGCCATATTCCCCGAACAATTAGCGAAAGACCACATAATCTCTTGGAGTAATCCAGGGGATTTAGTTTTTGACCCATTTTTAGGAAGCGGGACAACTGCAAAGGTAGCTATCTTGAACCAGCGTAATTGGATAGGGAGTGAAATATCCAAAGAATACTGTGAAATTGCAGAGAAGCGAATAAATGAAAATCTATAAAATCACAGAAGCCTCTGAATACTTGGGAGTGTCAATTAACACGCTCAAGACGCTTGCCAACAATGGAAAGATAAAATCTTTCAAGACTACTGGTGAGCATAGGCGTTTCCGTCAGGAAGACTTAGACGCTTATATGGGAGTCGAGAAAGAGAAGCAAGAAAAGTTGACTGTGATTTATGCCCGTTGTTCGACCGCCAAGCAAAAAGAAAACCTTGAACGGCAGAAAGACAGGTTGAGAAAACACGCAGAAGCCAAAGGTTATAAGTATGTTTTGATTGATGAGATTGCCAGCGGAATAAACGAGAAGCGAAACGGCATACACAAGTTAATCAAAATGTGTTTTGAAGGTAAAGTTGAACGAGTGCTGATTGAATACAAAGATAGGCTTGCCCGATTTGGCTATGAATATCTGGATGCCATATTTACTAATCTGGAAATTACCGTTGAAATAATGGAAGTGAAAGACAAGAAATACGAAGAAGAATTGGCAGAGGATATTATGAAAATTCTCACTTGCTATTCGGCAAGATATTACGGTGCAAGAGGTGGTAGAAAGAAGAAAATTAAGGTTGAAAATGAACCAGTCGAATCTAATGGAATTTGAAAAGGACCACAAAAACCGGCATAGAAATAATAAGAACTGCCGCAAAATCAGATATTTACAGCAGCCGCTTAAACATAAAAGCCTATACGCTTAAACAAAAAACCGTCCAAATGACCCCCGAAGCCTGTCTCCAACGTCTGCCGCCCGGCCTTAGCATCACCGAGGCCGCCAAACGCCTCAAGCTCTCGTGGGCCAAGACCCGCAAGCTCATCGCCATCCACGGCTACCAGTTCACCGACGGGCGCCAGTTCATCGGCCATAACCGCCGCAAAATCGCGTTCTACGACGATGATTGAATTAAACAGGATTTATAACGAGGATTGTTTGGAGGGGATGAAAAGGGTACCTGATGGCAGCGTGGATTTGGTGCTGACTGACCCGCCATATAACATCGGAAAAGCCAAATGGGACAAGATACCAAACTATATTGAATGGTGCGGTAAATGGTTAATTGAGTGCCAGAGAGTGCTGAAGGATAACGGGTCATTTTATTGGTGGCACAATGACATGGTTCAGATTGCTCAACTGATGGAGTGGATAAGGGCGAACACAGGGTTCGTGTTTAATTCGTTTATTGTATGGGACAAGGGCGATTTTCGGGCGCTGTCGTGGAAAAACCCGAGCAAGGACAACAATCTGCGGAGCTGGTTTAACACTTGCGAATATTGCCTGTATTATACGTTTCAAGACGAAACTGGGCTAACTGGAATATATGCCAACGGAGAATTATTTAAGCCAATTAAAGAGTATCTAAACGCCCAGAAAGGCAACACAACAAACCAACAAATAAACGAATTATTAGATTATCCATCCGCCGGTGGCGGATATGCTTCTCACTACTTTACGGATAAGGGAAAGCAGTGGGGATTTATAACGCAAGAACACTATAACAAATTACAAACAAAAACAGGACGATTTCAAAGAGAATACGAAAGCCTGCGCCGAGAGTATGAGGACTTGCGCTATGTCCACAGCCTTGACGCAAACCACAACAACGTATGGAAAAGCACAGAACACAACAGCGGCAAGCAACATCCAACGCAAAAGCCGCTTGATTTAATGGAGCGAATTGTAAAAACATCGAGCAAAGAAGATGGGGTAATCCTTGACCCATTTATGGGTTCCGGCACAACCGCAATCGCCTGTATCAACACCAACCGCAACTACATAGGGTTTGAACTGGACAAGCATTACTGCGATATGGCAAACGAGCGAATACAGAAAGCCCTTGCCGAAAAGGCGGTGAGCGAATGAAACATTTACTAAACGTTTGCAACATTAACTGTAAATAACTAAACAAAGTCATAGGCAGCGCTTTAATTGCCGGCAGCCTTTCTGACGAGAAAGGACTATGACCTTGACCCGAACTTCTCACCCTCACAACTTGCCGAACTCTACGGCGTCAGCC